ACTGGGTTCTAAGACTGTTCAGAGCCGATGCCGCCTGCTCCTGCTCTTCAAACCCGGCGTTGCCGGTAAAGAAATCAGAAATCGTGTTGGCCGTACCCCTGAGAACTCCGCCGATGCTCAAGGTCTGCTCAATGTCGGTCCCTTCCGGGATTATCGAATAGTTTTGCTCCCCTCGTCCTGCCAGAAACGGCCCATCCGCCGGGGCCTGAGACATGTCGCCAAGCGCACCTGTAGGAGGCGCACTACCCGCCTGTGCTTGCTGGACGGGAGCCCCGGTGCTTACGTCGATAACTTGTTGACGCCCGGTCTCATCCGTCGCGAGCCTGAAACGTCCGTCCGCGATGCCAATTGCCGTATTCCGGTCCAGCCCTGTTTCCATCAACCGGCTTACCTTCTGCTCAGCCGCGCTTGAAGACGCGGCAGCTTGTTTCGCCGCCTGCGATACGCGCTGTCCGAATTCTCGCAACCGTAAATCATAGTCCCGCTCATCGGCGGCGAGGCGCAATTGTTCCATCGTGTCCAAAGAGGCGCGGGCCACAACCGGTGCAAGCTCAGGATGTCCCCTGAACTGATCGACATTGATTCCCTGCTGTTCGAGCATGGCCAACCCCTGTTCGAAATGCTCCGGGTTCACCTGTCCGTCCAGCTTCCCGCCCATCGATCCGATTGCAATCGAGGCAATGGTTTCGAGCCCTTTGCGCGCCTGTTCCTTTTTGGCAGCGTCGAACCGCATACCGGCCTCGGCGCCCGCCGCGAACTGACCAACCCCGTCGATCTGGGGCGTGTCCACCTGCAAGGCGATTGGGTTGATAGCCATCAGTAGAATCCTCTCGTCATGGCAGGTGCGCCCGTCGCGCCGGACTGAAGCCCCCCGGTTGCCCAGCTCCAACCAAGTGCGTTATTGGCGCTGTTGCTCACGCCCTTGAGCGCATTCATCCACGAATTCGCCGCGCCGACATATCCGGAGGCCCTTGCGGCTCCGGCGTCCTGTATCGTGTTGGCCTGATTGTTTGCGGACCCTATCGACAGGGCGTTGGTGGTATTCACCTGGTTCTGTCCCATGCCTGCGGTTCCGGACAATTGATTGAGGTAGTTGCCGAACGTCTGGTCGGCCAACCCTTGCCTGAAGCCGGTCAGCGCCTTGACCGCAGCACCGGAATTCTTCATCCCCAGCGCCGCCATGTTGTTGACAACAGCCTTTTCGCCTTCCTGCACTTGGAACTGGTAGCCGGGGGTTTCCTTGAACTTGCTGCCCGCTGCAAGCTGTTCGGCATTGTCTGGCGTTTCGATGCCCAGTTCCGCCATGTACTGGTTCAGTCCGGCGCGACCGGCCTCCATCCACGGCAGCGAATCCTTGCGGGCCTGTTCGGTGGTTTCCTTTTGCAGCGCCAGCGCCTTGTCATCGGATGATTCCTGCGCCGCAGCGGCTTTTTCGGCCGCGCTGGCTCCCATGGCCCCCGCTGCAATAGAGGCCGCACCGCCGATTGCGGCTGCACCAATAATTGCTGTGACACACATATCAAACCACCTTGATGTAATAGTATTCGTGCGGGATATATCCGCTCATTTTCATAAGCCGCGCCAAGGCGGCGTGGCGGTTATCGTGCCTGTGCGACATGATGAATTTGCGCGCGCCTTTTGCGCGGCCCCATTCCTCGAAAGCGCTGAGCAAATCGCCGCCGGGAGTTTCCGCCCACCAGTAGATTTCATTTGCCGTGCGCCATGCCTTGTCCAAATGCGGATAGGACACCATCATCCCGACGAACGCGCGTGAACCGTCTACCGCAACATAAGCGTCCGGAGACGCAATCAGCACCGTCAGGAAGGATGCCGCCCCTTCGGCGTCAAATCCCGCTTCTACGTCTGCCGAATAGGCATGAAACGCCCGCCCCATTTCCACCAGCTTTGGAATGTCGGATTCCGTCGCGACCCGGACGGTCAAGAAACCACAACTCCATCCGAAACGCGCCGCCAATCGGTGCCGTCGCTCGTGGCCAGCGTGCGTCCGCCCGTTTCATCGGGAACAATAATCACGCCCTTGTCGAAGGTTGCCGCATCTGGAAGGCTGGCGACTGCAAATTCAGGAAAGATCGGTGCATTCCCGAATGTCTTGTTGGACAGCGTTACCGCTGCTGAATTCTTCGTCGCGTCCGAAGTGTTATCGACGTTTCCGAGACCAACATCTGCTTTTACAATCCCGGTAGGTGATATGAGTGTCTTGTTGGTCAGCGTGGCGATTGCCGCGTTTTTGGTCGCGTCGGACGTATTATCGACATTGCCAAGCCCGACATCGCCCTTGACGATACCCGTTGGAGAAGTAATCACCGCGCCGGGCAGGGTCTTGTTGGTCAGCGTCTGTGTGGCCGTCAGCTTCACGAACTCGCTGGTCGCGTCCTGTACGGAGGTGTTGATGCCGCTCAGCAGCAAAAACCCCTCGCGCGTCAAATACCCCGTTCTGGTATCGAAAAGCAGCGTGTCAGGCCGTACAGAGAGATCAACCATCTATCGATACGTCCGGAATGGCAGACATGATCTTGAATTCCACCGGATCGGAAATCGATACCTCTATTACCGGAGACCGGCCCTGCCCCAGGCCGCGCCACACAGCGCGCCTTCTGTAGTCACCTGTCGGCCCCAGAGACCGGACGCGCTGGTTGCCGAACGTTTCCCCGTCCAGCGCCATTCGCAGCATCACATTCGCCTCCACGCCAATGTCCGCCCTGCCGACCTCTGCATCCAGAAACAGGTTGTTGACCGTAATGCGCCGCCCCAGAGCGTAGCCGGGCGCGGAAACGGCAGTTCGGAGCATGATCCCGCCATCATCGGTACAAAGCCCGTCCACGAGCCTGCCAATGCCCGTAGCGGTAAGAACATAATCGGCGTGGTGCCCATGCGAGGACATGATCTGCCAGTCATCATCGGGATAGGTCGCGTCGCGGTTCCACAAACCTGTGGTGATGTTGTACTGAAGCGTGAGCTGGCCGGGGAAAATCAGCGTGTAGAATTTGTTTCCCCGCGTGGTGTAGACCATCGCGTGCGCATCGGCCTTCGACAGCCCGGCAATCAGATCTTCAACCGGCCGCGTGGAGACCACGACCGGCCTGTACCCATCGGCGCGGTACACTATTCCATCATCGCCGAGGAAAAAGACCGAATTGTCTTCCGCAGCGAAGGAAAAGGGCGCAGCGCACCCGCGTTCCAGTTTGGCGTTGGCGAGCGGCTGGAACGGAAAGGACGCAGAAACCTGCTGCCAGATTTCAGTCGTTCCGGTTCCCGCCAGCCAGAGTTCGTTGTGATCGACAAACACCCTGACGATCGGGTCCGGAGCGCTCTCCGCTGTGGCGAAATCAGCCCCGTCAACCTGCGAGAAATCATTCGAGGGCGTGGTATAGAACCTGTCCGATCCCGGAACGCCGATAATCCCGAACCCACCGAGAAACGCCAGAGTGCCAAACCCGTCCATTCCGGCCGGCGGCGTGATGACTGCCAGCGTCGATCCATTCCAGTAATAGCCGGTTGCACCGTCCGAGATCATGATTTCGGCATTGTCGTTGTAGATCATCGAGCATTTGCCCGACGATGTGTTCAGCGTTCCGAGCGTGGTCAGGGTTGCGCCGTCGAAACTGTAGAACGTCGCCCCGGCAATCAAATAGTGGATATCGCCAAACTTCTCGATGCACCGCTTTTCACCGGCAAGGGCTTGAACATTTTCGACGCCCGGCCTCTGGCGGCGCACGATCTGGCTGGTGCCGCCCTGCACGATTTCTGCATACATGTTGATCAGGGTTTCGCGGCTGTTCTGCGTTGCGCCCGCCGCGCCCTCCATAATGGCGAAGGGTGTTTCGATTTCCATTCCGTCACCACATCTGAGGTAGAATTGAAATCGAGCCTTCGCCTTCGGAAACATCGAAATTCTTGACGGCAGCGTATGTCATCGCCGCGCGTCTCTCGACGTAGGCCGCGACCGGCGTTCCGGCCTTTCCGTATGACCCGACAAGGCGATCCGCCAGCCCGAACGCAATCGCTTCGTGCCATTCCTGTGGCAGGTCGAAATCATTGGCCCCGGCGTCCATATCCATGATGGTGCGCCGGTAGGTGAATTTCAGCGTTCCCGCCGTTACGTCCGGTACCGGCCAGACATAGAGCGTCCCGGAGGCCCGCTGCCGGTCATAGAACCATTGCGTCGGGTACCCCTCGGAAGTCTTGTCCGGCAGGCGGTAATAATCCTCACGGCTGATTTCGAACATTTCCAGATCGGTGCTGTTGCGGGTAATGCGCACCTGCATCAAGTCCAGCGGTACTGTCGTGAAGTCCCCGCCGGATGCAAAGCTGTACGATGCCTGGCTCTGAACAAGGGTGAGTGTGCCTTCTGTCAGGGTCCAGTATTTCACCCCGTCGATCTGCCACTGCTTGAGCATCGCGTTCAGGGTTTCTAAGCCTTCTTCCAGTTCGTGTGCAGCAAGCGGCTCCTCGGATGCCAGGATTCCGAGATGGCGACGGGCGAGTTTCACCAGCGCTTCGCCGGTCAGGGCAAAATCTGTCGAGTTGGAAACAGCCATAAAAGCCCCCTAGAACGTCGCGCCGACGCTGAAGCAGTAATCCCGGATGATGGTGTAGATCGCGGCGGTGTCGGCCGCGCTGAGCGCCTGGTTGCACACATAGGCAGCATAGACCGGCCTGCCGGACGCAAATACCGCCGCGCCCGATCCGTTATTGCGGGCCAGAAGCAAAATGTTCTGCGAGGTCATGGCGGCACTGGCCTGAGTTGCACTGTCCACCAGCACGCCATTGAGGTACTTCTGGTATCCGGCGGCAGAGGAACGTGAGATCGAGAACAGGCCAAGCGAAGTGCCGATGGTAACATCTTTGATTGTGCCGTTCGCGGATCGGGTCGCAAAATTCCCCGATCCCCGCGACGTGATAGAAAGTTGCGACGTACCCATGTCCGCGGCGAGGGCCGGATTGGTATCGAGCGCGGTCAGCACGCCGATTGCATGATCGTTCTGTTCCAGATCGGTCTGGTCGACCCCGGTGTCGAGATAAGCGGTATCGTCGCCCACAACTCCCTGATAGCCGCGATCCCCGGTGAACACCGGCGCACCAGAGACCGCGAGATTGTATTCATCCGAGATCCAGTTGCGCTGCGTGGCCTGTGCGTCGTGTCCGGGAAGCCATATCCCGGTCAGTTTCGACCACAGGCCCGCCTGTTTCAGAGCGTATACAGGCCGGTTGATGATGTTGTGACGTATCGGGCCGGGATCGTCGGTAAACCTGGCCACAAGCGCCGTGGTTTCGGATTGCAGGGTGCTTATGAAAATGTCCGCGCCTTCAGGACGTGGATCGCGTACGGTCTGCCTGTCCGGGCGGGCGCGTACGAAGTCCTGCGGGTGGCGGGGCTCCCAGCACTGGTTGGTGCCCGCGCCGTGACAAACGCGAAGCCCGTTCCATTCCTTGCGGGTCTCGTGGTTCCAGTACTTGAATCCACACCTGTCACATATGACCCGGTGAGCGCCCTTCATCACGACTTCATGTTTTGCGTGACGATGAGTTGCCCCACGTCCGTGCCATTCGCGTCGGCCTGTAGCCTTATGCCCTGCACCGGCTTGTCAATCCCGCCATCGTCGTTCGCGGTCACGCCGGTGAGTTCCGAATGTGACATCCACGTCGCGGCCGACGCCCATGCGGCAAGGGAGGCATGGGCCGCAGGCGGTTCCATGGTGTACTGGGCGGTAAAGCCCGTGGTGCTGCCGTCCGTGATCAGTTGCAGCGATATATCGGAATTCCGCCAGTCCACGCGCAACGGATTGGAATTGGTCGTGCCCGAACCGGATCCGGTCAGTGTAATCGTTTTGGGTCGCATGTCGCGCCTCCT